GAACTAAAATGGAGCTCCAACAGTTACCGAATTATCATTAGGGTTATTATTCTCCCAAGAACTTCGTACTGGATTTAATGTTGGTTCAGTATAGAAAGGATTTGTTGCTGGAGGATTAGTATCAATTGAATAAATATAACCTTTATAATCTCCAGCAAATGGACTTGTTCTTGTTCTAAAATATCTAGAGTTTCTATTAGCCCTATCCAATGACTGATAATTTTTACTAAAGAAAAATGCACCATTTATTGGTCTAGTATACCAATCATTCCTTTGAGACCCAAATATACTTTCATTTGGAGAAGTACTTCTGCTATTATTTTTTATCTCCCATTGATATAATGGTACTTCTTGTGAATAACAATAAAAATTATTAAACGCACAACTATCATTCGGTAAAACATTATCAGATATTATAGTTCTTTTTGGACTTATATAATCTCTTATTTGTGTATCTGACGAATAAAAAACACCAAAAATAACATCCTTATATTTTCCAGTATTAAAATAAACAGGGTCTATAGCAAATTCATTTGGTTGTAATGGTGGGACAATAGTATTGGGGTCTATATTTGGATAATTTTCAGCTTCAAATGGTACAACACCTAACTCAGAATTAATAGATATCATTTGTGCGTAATCGCCATCTACAGCTCTTCTTTGATTTGAACTTAAAAGTGGTTCTCTTGTAAAATAATTAAATATATCACCGCCTTGATCACCAATAAAAACACCAACATAGGTTGAGTTAACTAATCTAGTAAGTATTAATAAATTAAGAAGTTCTGACACATCTTGATATGATGTATCTTTAATATCTTTAACAACATAACCATCGAAGTCTTCTGAGAATGTAAGTTCTTGTAAATAATCTGTTCTTGGACCTAAATCCATTATTGTAGTTGGATATAACAAATTATTCTCATTAGGTTTAGTTGGTGCTAGTTTTCCAACAAAACCTCTTATTGGGGTTTGAGGTGTTCCAATTGTATATGGACTACTGCGATAATAAAAATTATTTGTTTTTTCATCGTAAAAAACTATATTTTCACAATATTTAGGTCTAGGTTTTCCATTATTATCAATAATTTTGTTGTTTTTAAATGCAAAAGAATATAAAGTACCATTAACCCAATTTTGTGTAAATAAGTGAGAAAACACATTTCTACATGCTGCAAAGGATATACTAGTACGAGATAACCATTCAGTCATCAATGAAATATCAGTTGGGATAGACCTAATAATTCTTGTAACTATTATGTAACAACCTTTTTCAAATATCGTTTTCCTTCTAAATGTTGAACAATCTTCTGGGGATTTTAATTCAAATCTACCACCCCCTGGAAAAGTTCCTCCTGAAATTGCACCATTTGGTACAAACTCATAACAACTTAGATTTCTACTTTCTTGACAACTATTAGTAGTTCGTAATATTTGAGCCGTAAAGTTTGGTGGTATTGTATCACCAGAAAGAAAAGAATATATTGCAATTTCTTCAATTGGAGCTGCCCCTTCATCAGGTATAAAATATATACCTAAATTTTGATTTTGTTGTAATGAATAAAAATTATTACAATTTTCTTGTAATCTATCAGAAGTTGGTAATCTATCTGAACGCATCACAATTTGTTTATTATTATTTCCTAAATTATAAGAAATAGTTGAACCCGAATTATATTTTGGTGCGAAATAATTTGATTTTTGTAAAATTCTATTTGGATTATTATTAGGATCAGAATAATCTATAGTTCTACGTATTACCCAATAAGTTTGATTAATAACAATATCTACGGTTTTTTGAATTTCTGTACTCATAACAGACGCACCTTCAACAATTTCATTTGGGAAATACCCTCTATTTTGAAGATTTTGTATAGAATTGACTCTAGCTAAACGTTCACATCCGTTCAAATTAGGTGAGCTAAATTGTGTCCATTCAATAGTAAAATCATTAGTTGACGATATTTTAACCCCATATGTTGTATTATTTGAAATTAAATGACTTACACATTGGTTACTATTACAAGGATATGTTATAGGTATATTATTTTTTAATGATGAATAGTATGTCCAATTATTACTTGTAAATGGAGAAAAGTCAGTTTGTGATGGTTTATAATAGTAAGACTCATAATATAAATTCATATTTGAATATGAATCCAAATTACTTGAATTCACTAAACCACTATGGTCAATATTTTTAAATCCTCCTTGTATCGGAATATTCAATTTTGTCATTCCAGTAACTTGTACAGCATCTTCATTGTTATAACCAAAAAGTCTACCCAAACTATATCTCGTCATAACCCTAGTTGTATATGGGTCTACACCTCTAGATAAAAATACAACAACATAATTTCCATAATTCTCAATACCTTTTAAAGGGTTTTCTAAAAATGGTGTTTGTTGTAAATTTCTTCTACCTTTATACAACACATTAAAACTCATATCATTATTTATAAATCTATCCCATAAATTATTTCCAAGAATATTTGTATTAGCTAAAGACAATTCATATTGAGTTATAGTCATTGCAGTTATAACTTGAAAATATTCAATATCCATAGGAAATTTATGATAATTTGTATCTGCTGAATTTGGTATAGGTATTTGATATGTTGTAGTTAATTGTTGTGGATTATTTGGATTTGTATATTTCACATCAATACTAATTGTATTATTCACAATAGTGTATTGACTTCCACCAGTAATTGAGTTTGTCCCATAAACATTAAGGGGTGCTTGATTATAATTAATATCGTCACTATTTGATGGGTTAACAAATGTTAATATTGTACCAATATTCAAACTAGACAAACTTTCGGGTGTTAATAACATACAAATAACATTATCATAATGTATTTTATTTGTATTTAAATTTGGTTCAATTTCAACACTAATTCGATTGACACCACCATTAGGATTTGTAGCTGTTGGTTCAAAATATTTAGCTTTTGTGTTAAATAAATTTATTCTTTCTGCTAGTGTTAAACTTGTCGTAAAATATACTGATGTTTCTGGAGTATCATCACTATTAGTGCAGAACGTTCCTACGGGTGGTGTGTAACTTGATATCACATATTGTGGTACTCTACTGTAACACACAGGGGTAGAAGGAGGATAGTTTATTTTATACCCTTGACTCAAAGAACTATAATTAACATAATTTGTATCAGATTCAAAATTTTCACTATAGAATACAGTATAACCTAAATCAACAATTTGTACACCTGATACATTTGGTGGTGCAATTGGTGGAGGTGGGACTGAAGTTGTTAATTCTTCTTCCAATTCATTATCTGTAATATCTTCAGCATCAGAACATTGACAAAATTCACATAAATCATATAATAAAAGAGGAATTCTAAGACCTTTTAATTTAATTTTAAGTAATTGATTTAAAAAAATAGATAAAACTGTAATTAATATTACATACACTGCAATTTGTATAATAAAACTAGCAAACGACCCATTAAAAATACCTAATAGGGCCGAAACTCCAATAGTTATTATCATTCCAACACAAAATGCTATTAAACCAGGTATTAAGACATATCTTAATACATTTACAATTAAATAGACCGCATGTATTACAAGTACTAAAGCAATTAATATAGGTCTAAAAACTAGTGAAGCTACATAATACAATAAAAATATAAAATCAAATCTCATTATTGTATCATTAGTTGGGAACTTATTATTTATACTTTCACAAGTATTATCTAAAATGTTTTTGATTGAGATTATTCTATTAGCTAAAGTTCCATTTCTATATTGGTCAATTAATTGTGACACTGTATATACTTTATTATATGAAAACTTATAAAAAGTATCTTCACAATTAATTGCTGTTTCAAACTCCGCATAATCATCCCAATCAAGACTAAAAGCATATGATTTCTCGGCCAATATTCTATTTGGGTCAGTTGGAAATAAATTTTGTAATGGGTCAACTTGATTACTAGTACTCCAACCATATTCTCTAACGTTTGGAACTAAATAATATGCTCTTTTAACGTTTTCATTTAAATCTGGTGATTGATTCCATTTAATTTTAAATCTATATTTTCCTCTAGTTGGTATTCCTATTTTAGGGTCATCTGAAAAAACTCTTTCCCCAAACTCATTTGTTGTTACGTAATCTAAGTTCATTGGAATGTCTAATAACCAAGTTCCATTTTCATCAATAACCTGACCATTTTGTTCTAATTCATATTGTTCCAAAATTGGTCTACCTTGAACATCTTCTTGAATAGTTTGACGTATTGCCAATATTTCACCTGGTCCAGCAACTAAAGAACATAATTCACCTTGAGCAAATTTAGGTTTACAATTTGATTTCAATGCTAAGTTATCAACATCTGAAAACATTGACCCCATAAAAATTGCCGTAGGTTGAATTACAACGTTAGCCTCAGTAGATAAATCAAAATCAGTTCTATTAATACCAATATTACAAATATCTGGTTGTCCCCATAATGGTTCAACCGTTATAATTTTATTAAGAGATATAATTTGAGGTAATTCATTAAGATTACTTGAAGATTTGAATCTTGTTCCAGAAACTTGAGCCTCTGTTGCCAATCCTAATCTAATCAAATCTTGTGGTGCTAAAGAGAATTCACCAATATCTGACAAATCTACATCAACGTGAATTGTTTGTACACCAAGCGGTACACCAAATATCATAAAATCACCACTTTCATTAGTATTTGCGGTGTATTTATAATACTTGTCAAATACTTGAATGAAACTTTGGTTAATTAAAACATCTTCTTTATCAAAGAAAGAACCTGTTGGTACGTGATTAGAATACGATTGGACATATGGTAATAAATTATATCTATACCCCACATCATTTATATCTGAAACTTCTTTATATGGATAAATTGCAGAAACAATCGGATTGTTTTCATCTTCATCCGCTAGTGGAACAAATATTGAAACTTTACAATTAGGTAAACCAAATCCACCATTAATACTTATTCTACCAATAACAACACCATAATCGGCACATTGTCTAGTATAGATTTCACTTTGTAAAATCTTTAATGAAAGTATTTCTAAAAATTCAAAATCTTGTTCTAAATTTACTTTAATTGACTTATCAACCCCAACTTGGGTTCTTATTCTATATGAATTTGACATTAATTACCTTTTTTAGATAAATAGTTTATTTGCTATTTTCAATAAAAGATAAATTACTTTTCAAATAAATAAATTATCAAGAAAAATTAACTGTTTTAATATTTTTAACCCTTACATTTATATCTTTATTTGGGAAACGAATTTGATATGTCTGACTTGGTTCAGCAAAAATTGTATCATCAATTAATTCAATTTGTTTTGTTGTACTATCAATATATCTTTGTGATGTTTGAGAAGATGAGTATTGTCCTCCAACTCTATTGAATACTTGAATGTCGGATAATGTTAATACACCATTTTGGGATTGAATTAATCTTCTTATTTCAGATACATTAACATTTTGACCCATTTCTCTATTTCCTGGTTCAAAATATGTTGAAACGACATTGATTATTTGAGTAACAAAAGCTCCTTGATTTTGACTATTATCCAAAACAACATCAATATTAAATGCCAAATCAATTACATTTGCGATTTCAATTGAAATATAATCATTTATCATTCTATAATTGGATAAATAATTTGCAATATTACTTTTTAAAGTGTTTGATATAATTTCAGTTAATCTACCACTATCATCATAGGATAACATTTTTATTTTTAATTTGTTATTTTCTTCTGTAACTGAGACTTTGGCGGGTGCTCCAAATTGAGCTGGCATAGTTCGTATTATTGATTCATAATCATTTATTGTTACAGCTCTGTTTTGTGCCGCAAAATTAAATGACACATAATTTCTAACCTCTTCTGTTGTTGGTGAACCAGCACCACCTATAGCAGCGGTTACATTATTACAAGACAATGAATTTATTACACTAGTATTAACACTTGTTGATGGTCCGTTAACAGCAAATGATACTGTACCAATATTATTTATAACATTAACACCTAAATTACTACCTAATCCACCACCAATACGATATTGTATAAAAAGAGTTGTATTCGCCTTTAATGTACTTCCTAAAGCAAAATTGTTAGAATATTTATATAAATTTAATTTAAACCCATTTCTAGCAAATTCGGCTAATTGTTCATCAGCTGATTGACTCCCACCACCAAATGTCATTTTTAGAAATCCTTCTGGTGTGAATTCTGTAATAAATTTATTTGATGTTGTTATGTATTTCCCAACCTTAATTCCAGGGTTATCTGAAACTTTAGTGGGGTCTTCAATAAAAACTTTATCATCAATTAATGCTTTTACTTCGTACCATCTATCTTGTAATCCTTGGAATTCTTGAGGCGTTGGAATACTAGAATATTGTGTCCCATCCTTTAATAATACGCCTGTAACACCTAATACATTTCTTTCAGGTAAAAATAATTCAAAGAAAGGTCTAACATCATTTGGCGTCACAACTCTTTTAAATACTTTTGTTATTCCATTAACAACAGTTTCTCTTTTTGTTATTGTGTAATTTAAAAGTGTATTATTAGAATCAAAATTTGGTATTTTAAGACGATTTGGGAATCCATCAGCACCAATTGGTGATGCGAAATCAATATCATTTGCCGTTTCAAATACTTGTCCAGCCCCATTAACTTGAGCACCTCTTCTTAAAATACCACAATATCTTAAATCTTCTTTATCTCCAAATGCTGGAACTGTTATACTAAAATCCACCAAAGCAACAGATGGTCTTTGACCTGGAATTTTTAAACCATAAGTTCTAGCTATGTTAAATACTGATGAACGTTGTTGGGCGTATTGTAATACAGTTTCT